CCCCATCGCGCGCAGACCTGATCTTTTATCGCACGCGCACGCAAAAAAGGGACGTGCACGTACGTTATTATTACTCAGTAGGCGCAGAAGATTCAACAGGCTGAGATGAAGGCTGAGACTGATCCTGTAAAGCAGCAAGTTCAGCAATAGCAGCATCACTAGAGCTCATAAGATAGGAACTCCAAGCCATCAATTCAGAAGGTGACTGAACAAAACGAGACTTCACAAAATTGATCAACTGATCATCACCAAGTTTAGAGCGAAGATCACCGAACTTAGGTTCATTGATCACAAGAGAATCAAAATAAGAAAGAAGGTTTTCACGAGTCAGACGATCAAGACGCTGTTGATTAAAAAGCATATAAATATCAGACGTCAAACGAGTAGATTTAACCTTATCACACTCAAATTCAGCAAACAAAAACTGATCAACAGGAGAGGCTTCTCTAAATTCCGAACAAACCATTTCCTTTGAACTAAGCTCAACAGGAGCAACCTTAAATTCATAAGGAACTAAACGACGTTTTGCAAACATAACGATGAATCTTAAAAGTTAAAAAAAACAAAGGACTAGTAAGGCAAGCCATCGGTATCAAGATTACGAACCACCTTAATGTCAAAATAAGTACTACACAAGAATTGATCAGTAGAAACCTGATCAGAAGCTCCAACCGCAAAAATAGGATTTAAACAATTAGGATTAACCTTATAAGTAACAAAGGTAATAGGAACAGAAGTATCAATCTGATAATTAGAAGATACATTCAACTGATTAATAATCGATTCGTTACCATAAGAAATTACCCAAGAATTCAAAGTATCCTTAAAACCGCCAAAAGAGAAATCGACATCAGTCTTATAATCAATATAGCGAGGCGCATAACCAAGAAGAGTATTAACCGTAATAGTAGAAGGAACAGAACCAAAAGAAGACTTCAAAGGATTAAGCATCCTAACAAGAGGAACGGATTCCATGCCAACACGATCAAACTCGGGAATAGCATAATCCGTAGCATTAATCTTGGTAAAAGAAGAATTAATCAAGTCACTGGTATAATCCAAAAGAGGAAGACAATGATAGATACAATAAATCAAACCATAACGAGCACCAGCGTCAAATGAAATACGTCCATTAGAGACGCCTACGCCTTTTCCTGCAATATCAGCAGAATTATCAGAAGTAATATTCTGATTTACAACTTCATTGATATCAATAGAAGAAGTTATACCACCAAGATAGGTAGAAAGCTCGGAGGCAGCATCAGAACCGGAAACATTCCAATGTTTTTCGACCTGCTCCTTGTAATCTTTATTACCGGACTGAGTAATTTCTTTCCATTTCTGTAAGAACTCAGCTTGGCGCAAGACAAGAATAGAAAACGAAGTTCCAGCAGTTGCATTCGGAGCAGCAGAGTTTACATTAATGGTAACACCTGTAGAAGTAAATGCAGTATTAGCAGCAGGAGTAGCGTTTGGAGTCTGACCCATAGCAGAAGAAACGATAATACCGGATAAAGGAGCAACAACAGAAGCAGAATCACCATACTGTTGACGAGGAACAACACCGTGGAACAGATCCTTTTGCCAATTGCAATAACGAAGATCAAACATGTTATAGTACTGATAGAAATTAGCACTAGTCAAAGAAGAAGAAGCAATTTCCATAGAAGTAGTACCGTTCATGTAATCAACATTGAAACAAGAAGGATTGATCTTTTCCCACTGAGAATCACGGAAATGATCAGCATAAATCTTCTGATAACCAAGAAGCCCAAAAACGTTCATCTGAAGGTTAGAGAAAAGAGGCTTACTAGAGAAAGTATTAGCCTTAGATTCAGCATAAGTGTAAAAATTACCATAGCCAAGATACTCCAAAAGCTTAGCAGAACACCTTGCACGGTTATAACCAAAAAAATTTAAGCGACGAGCATCAGTAGAATCAACAGCAACCTTATTCAGATAAGAAGCAATACTACTACAAGTAACATAAGGCATCTCTCCATTAAGAGCATAAGAGCCATTACCAGCAATAGATAAAGCATGCTGAGGATTATCATACATCTGAGTCAGCACAGTTCCTGCCTTATTCCAAAGGAGTTCATAAGGAACAAAGTAGAAATCATAATACTCTCTCATACGAGCAAAAGCCGCAGTATTCAGAGGCTGAGTACGGGTAAAAGTTTTAAGATCAATCTCAAACTTGTCACCGGGAAGAACCTCCTTACAAAGAATAGGAAGAAGTTCACCTGCCTTAGCAGTAAAGTTACGTTTTGAACTAAGATCAAAACCATTTCGAGAAGTCTTATTTCTTAAAGACTTCAAAGACATGATATTAGCCATAAATTAATAAATTAAAAGTTTAATAATTATTCGTCAATGAATATCTTATTAGCATCATTGAGTCTCTTATGCTTAATACGATCATTGAAAAGTTTCTTGACATCCGAAGCATACAAACGGTACACAGGAGTTTTTTCGAATCGTCCAGATTCCGTGTAAACATTATTATAAAAATAAGGATAATAAGAATTTTCCCATTGATCAGTACAAAGATCATCATCACCAATCAAATCACTCTCATAAAATTCCTGCTGAGATTCAAAGAATGAAGTAAGGTGCATATAATCAAGATAAGAGTAGAACTCCTCAATCATACGCTGTTTAGACTTACGTTCAGCAAGGGTAATACGATCACAAACAAAATACAAGAAATGTTTAGAGACAAGTAACTCAACGTAGATTCGATGAACCCAACGGTTAAATTCATCCGATTCTACAGGTCGAACCATAGCGTCACGATCAAGAAAATAATTAGAAAGATCAAGCAAAGACTTCTGATCTGATACATGTCCAAACAAATCAAGTAAGTAAGTATCATCCGTAAAATGAAAATGTTTTATATAAAAAGCTATTTCTTTCGCAAGTGAGAACGTCGTTTCTGAGGAAGGGAATAAACGCCTCGCTGTATCATAAATTCCGTAAGAGTAAGCACGTTCACGTGAAGATTTAGAAGCAAATCCTTTACATCGGGGAAAGTAGTAAGTGTAACACGACCGCCATACGTCAAACTCTTTATACTTGCCATTGAGTACGATGCTTCTTTTAACAAAATCTTTAAGGGTAGATGAGTATATCTTCTCACGTTGACAGTCAAGAAAGCCTTGACCCAATTTCTGAGAATGAACGTTGAACGGACAGACGGAACTAAGTTTAAAAACTTTGGGTATAGTGCAACTGCTATTAACATAGCTCGCAACGTATGATGAACACTGACCTTTGGATATTTGACAGTCGACACGACCAAAGGTCCATGCTTGAGATATATTCTCTGAACATACCTGTAACGCTTCATCTGACTGGAGGAATAATAAGATATGATAATGCGGGCGGAAATGGACGGGTCCATATTCTCCGACAGCAAAGTAACGCACTTTTTCCGAAGGACATTGTTTTGAGACATAATAACGTAATCTTTTAAAAAATAATTGCAAATCAGTTTTACGAAGATAGGGGACATCTCCAAAGAGATAGAACTTGTTTAATAAACGATCAATATCTTCTTGCTTCATATCAGATGGACCAAGAATTTCACCTGTTTCCTTATCTACAAGATCATTACCAAATGGGCGTTCAAGACTATCTACAAAAGTAGCACGAGGAATATAACGATTAGCATAAGTAAGAGTTATAAACAATGTGTGCTTAGCAGTATAAGATTCAAGATCACACTGAAAGGCATAACGTGAGTTTTTAGCCAACGTACATGCCTGACAGTGACCACAAGGAACAACCATAGATTCGTTAATATAAGGATTAACGATTTTCTTAGGATGAAGACACTTACAAAAAGGATTCTTAATCATATCAGAACTTAGGAGTAAAGTTAATCTGAGTTGAATCTACTGAACTAGTAGTAGTCTGTTCCGTTTTCTGAGTACTATTCGAGTTGTTCTTCGAAATAGATAAGGACAATGTACAGGATTGCACAAACAAAGTTGCGGAGATTGAAAGAATCGCAGTAACGACGATCTTAATGATGTCATAGATTTGTTGATTAGAGAGCTTCATATTATTCTTCAATTAAAGTTATCATACAAACATGATCAGCAAGCGTATTAAAAGATCTAGCGATCTTCTGAGCTTCTGAAACAGTAATACCAAAAAGAGAAAACTGAGATACAGGAATCAGTTTAGTAACACGAGAGTAAGCAACACGAGTAACAATAACACGGGATACCGTGAAATCAAAATCGTTTTTCTGATTAAAACGTTCAGTCCATTTTCCTTTTTTCGCAGACATATTCAAATAGGTTTTAAATTTCTGCTGCAAATAAAGGGAATAATTATCATTATGTTTAATAGAAAAAAAAGATAATACTAATAACGACTCTCTCTTCTCTCTCTAAAATAAAAGCGGCATCCCAAAAATAAATGTAGATGCCGCTTTTTCATTCTCCCCTCAAAAACATCAAAACTTAAGATAAAAATAAAAAAGACCATCTCATTAATATTGAGATAGTCTTTTTTATAATAACTGATTAATGATAATTATTTCATCATCTTATCAATTTCTTCAAATTCAGGCCCCATGTTCAAATTGTAATAAACACGATAGAGACCCTGCAACCACAAATCTTTCTGATCTGGCTTCAAAGCTCTGGCTTTTTCGTAAAATGGCTTAGCTTCTTCATAGAATTTCTTCACTGTAGCCTGTGCCTCTGCATATTTAGGATCATTGATATCTGTTGTAGCTTTATCAGCATAATCTTGAGCCTTCATCAAATATACCAGTCCTACATTAGAATATGCTTCTGCATATTCAGGATCTGCAGCGATAGCTTTTTTGTAAAATTCAATAGCATTATCATACTCTTTCATATTATGATAAAGATATGCTTTTACATATAAATATAACTTGTTGTTGGCATCAGTAGATAACATTCTATCAGCAAATTCCATTGCTTTAGATGCTTGGTTAGAACTAGTGTAGTAATCAACCAAATTCGCAAAGAAATAGTCATTTCCCGGGAACTTTAAAATACCCTCTTCCAATGATTTAACCCATGCAGCTGTATCACCTTTAGCTTTATAAGCATCTGCCATCAATTGCATTGCAAATTTACCTCCATCCTTATCTTCCAAAGCAGCAGGAGCATACTTAATAATTGCATCTTTGTCTCCTACTCTGTCAGCAGCTAATGTTGCGTAATATGCAATTTGTGCCAGAAGAGTATCTGTTTTAGCTAAATTTTGTTCTGCTAACATAGGATAAGAAGCTGACTCTACGTATGTTGCAAAGAACTGCAAAGCTTCCTTATTCTTATCAAGGTTGAAGTATTGAATACCACCGTTAATCAAATTAGGACGCTCAACTAATATAGTTGAAGCATTTGCTTTTCTGTATTTGTTTTTAATTTTACCTTTTTCATTAGGTACTTGAGCTAAATCATCACATTTAGTATAATACTCAAACATTTTCAAAATGCTATTGTATGCCTTTAATGTGTCAAACGGCTGTTTCAAAACGCCTTTCTTGTCACGTTCTTCTTCGATAAAGCGTTTCTGAATAAATCCAGCAACGTCCCATGTGTCAGGAAGATCTTTAGTCTCAGGATTCTTAATAGCTTCATTAATCAGCTTTTCAGCCTGACCAAAATTCGGTTTTACATCACTGGCAATGCTTTTGGCTTCTTTTACATTCTTCATTTGAGCGAATGATAAGCTAACGGCCATCAATAAAACCATTGAAAATAATACTCTTTTCATGATTGTTGTTTGATTAATTATTAATATTATGTCTATTCCTCAATTTCGTTATTGTTTTCATCAATATCTGTGTCAACATCTGCATTGTCGACCTCCGGAGCGTCATTAGACAGATCGCTTACAATAGTACCTTCTGTTTCTTCTGTAGGAATTTCATCCTCAAGGCTTTCTGTCATGACTTTACATACAGAACCAATCTGGTCATTACGTTTTTCAAGATTAATCAGACGAACACCTTGAGTAGCACGTCCCATAATGCGAACATCAGCCACTTTCAGACGGATAGTAATTCCGGATTTATTGATAATCATTAAATCGTTCTCATCGGTCACTGACTTGATTGTTACCAACTTACCTGTTTTCTCGGTAATGTTCATGGTCTTTACACCCTTACCACCGCGATTAGTCTTACGATAATCTTCGATTTCAGAACGCTTGCCATATCCCTGTTCAGAAACAACCATTACAGATTCTGTTTCTAAATCTTTGATGCAAATCATTCCTATTACTTCGTCCTGGCCATCATTATCTAGTGTAATACCACGCACACCTGTTGCTGTACGCCCCATTACACGGACTGCAGCCTCATGGAAACGAATAGCCCGACCATTGCGATTAGCAATAATAATTTCATTATTACCATTCGTCATTCGAACTTCAATTACACTGTCATCCTCACGAATTGTAATAGCATTTACACCATTCTGACGTGGGCGTGAATATTGTTCAAGTAATGTCTTCTTGATAACACCTTTCTTTGTACAGAATAATACATAATGACTATTGATATATTCAGAATCATCCAGACTCTTAACACGCAAATATGCAGTTACACTATCATCAGAGTCGATATTTAACAAGTTTTGTATAGCACGTCCTTTGGAGTTCTTCGTTCCTTCTGGTATTTCGTATACTTTCAGCCAGTAACATTTCCCCTTCTGTGTGAAGAACATCATAGTATTGTGCATAGTAGCCGGATAAATATGCTCTACAAAGTCCGCATCACGGGTCTCTGTTCCTTTAGAACCTACTCCACCACGATTCTGTGCACGAAATTCAGTTAATGGTGTACGTTTGATATACCCCATGTGAGAAATCGTAATAATCATCTGATCATCGGCATAGAAGTCTTCCGGATTGAATTCTTCGGAAGAATATACGATTTCA